CAAGGTGCAGCGCCAGCGAAGAAAGTCTAATCATCCCCTTGACCCCCCACCCACGTCGCCTAATCCCATTTCGGGGGCTGAAATGGGCGATTCCTACCGGGTGGGGGGTTGAGTTTACATAAGTAAAGATATCAGTTAAAAAAGTTCCGATCCCACCTTTTTTGGTGTTGATTGATATTCAATCTTGGATGGTCTGAGATTGATTTTTACTCGTGGGTTCACTCCGACCCATCCAAGTGTCACGTCTTGGGTGGGTCTTTTTTATGTTAGTCATTTTTGTTCGTTGATTTCAAACAGTTCATCGATACGCTTTTTCATGCGCTTGATCTGACGCTCTACATCTTCTCCGTCAAAATCAGCAGAAATCATCGATGTTTTCTTTTCAATAGATCCAATCTTGGACTTTAGTGCGTCCACTTCAGCCTGCATCTTAGCGGTTGCTACCTTACAAGGTGGAGGCTGTTCACCCTCCATACCTTGCGACTGAGCTTCCATTTTTAGCTTCTGCATTTCCTGTTCGTGTTTTTGCTCTGCACGCTCACGATAAAAGCTCCACGCTTTTGAACCACCTGCTACAGCCATACCGGTAAGAGCGATAGCAACCATTGGTGCGTAGTCACCGCCCAAAGATTTGGCGGCATCTGCGGCTGCTGTGATGTCTTGAGATACACCAACCATCTCAGATAGTTCTGGAGGGTCAGGGCCGGGATCAAAGTTTTCAATATCGGCAGGCTCCGGTTTTGAAGTTGAGTCCGGTTTCGGCGTTTCTTCCGTTGATGACATAGTTTTGTCCTTACTTTTCGCGATCTAAAATTCTGTCCAACTTAGATACAATGTCATTGTGTACTTTAGTTCGAGTAATCAAAAAGTCCTTTGATTGACTGTCTGCTGTGTCTCTGTATTCTTGGATGACTCGATCGTAACGCTCACGCATTTTCTCAGATCGTAGATCGTATTCCTTACGGATCTCATCAAGTTGTTCTTGAAACCCCTCAACAAGCTTGTCCAACCTTTTCTGCATTGTCATGAACTGATACACAAGAAACGCCGCGAAGAGTCCTAAATGACCACCTCCGAGCAGTGTATCAATGAGGGGCTGCATCAAAACTCCGGTTCGTCAATCAGAGTATAAGTAAAAGAGTTGCCCCACTTTTGTCTAGCCGCGTAACAAATACTCATAAACTCTTCGAAGTCTTTGCTGTGACTGAATACTTGGCAACCAGCAGACCACTTGTCTACTTGCGTAGACGCTGATCCAGCTTTGTGGATATTGATGCCATAATAGCCTTCAGTAATAGACTGTACATCAAGATCAACAATGTCGTCTTTATTGCTGTCTCGGTAAGTTTTGACCGTACCGTTCCTTTGGCAGAGCGCATCATACTTTCCCTGGTGCTTGTCAATCTTCCAAACAGATCGATATTGACCAGGTACTAGAATAGCAGTTCCTTCTACGCGAGTGGGATTTTCGAGCCAGTAACTACCAGGCTCAGTGGTGCATTCCCAGGTACGGGTAATCCAGCCTTGTTCGTCTTTGAACACCACACACATGCGATCATCAAAACGATTTGCTTGGTGATTGCGGCTACGAATGCCAATAATGTTCAGGTTGTATTCACCTGACTCAAAAACGGTATGGCCAAGAGATGCCACATAATCAAGAAGAAATGGTCGCATATTATGAGTTACAGTTGGCGTTGGTTGCTTGGCAGATTTGAGCGATATTGATGGCTTGCTGTTGTTGGTTTTCCAGCATTTTTTGAACAATCTCTTCCATCTTGTCCAAACGTTGCTCAATGCCTTCAATCTTAACGTCCACAACTTCTTGCTTTCCAACGCTCACGGCCTTTTTATTTTCAAGGGCACCCACACGGCTGCTCAATTCATCTACATCCTGAGCCGCAGACTCAAAAGAAGCAAAAGAGATACCTGCCGCAAAAACGAGAGTCAAACCTGGTATGATCATATCTTTGATATCCATGAGATCTCCCGTTACTCAATGTCAGTACAACTATAAGACCCGAGTAGCTTATCCGTCAACTTAGACGGCTCACATCGTTGCTTATCTGTTTCACCAGTACGAATGCACAATGCCCACATACACTGCAATGACATGGGGTCTCCACCAACATCCTTAATACAAGGTGGTGGCATGTCAGTGAGTTTATCTGCAATAGAAGCTTCACGCTCTGCATCAGTAATTGCAACTTGCTGAACTTGAGAAACAAGCTCTTGATTGCCACTATTTAGCTCTTTAATCGCCTCAGTTTGCGCCTCAATCGCTTTTACACCAGCATCAGGCTTCAGGCCCCAGCCAGCACCAAATCCGACGCTCAATGACGCTATAACGGCTATTACTGTTAAGCTGACTGGTTCCATATTAAAAATTCCACTCATTTTTATGATGCAATTATCTTAACAATAACTGAGCTTGTTGGGTCTGCTTGGCTACCCACAACTGCACCTGTAACACACCACATAGACAATCCAGTACTAAATGCAGCACCACCCGGTATTGAGTAGGTAATCTTTTTGTACGCTGGGGCCTTAAAAGTAAAGTGTGGTGTTCCTACTCCATTTTCAGTTGTTGTAGACGGTGTAGCCGTAGCATTGTCACGAATCTTCAAATAAACAGGTGTTGAATTCGCCTCATTGTTGATTTGAATCATAAAAATGCTGCCAGCACCGCCAGTTATATTCGTGGTGGCTCCAGAAGAACCCGTACAAGATCGATCAAGAACGTACTTACCACCAAGCTCTGTAATCGATGATGTAGATGTTGCTGTTGACATTTTTACCTCAAGAACAAACGATCTTTACATCGACTGTTGCACCATTATTTGCTGTCAATGCAGTATTATCAATAGGGTTCTGATTCAACGTACAAGCAAAGCTGATGTTCGTAAAAGGGAAGCCATCTGGAATGTTGTAAACAGTAGTCGTATTGGCATCGACTCGTAAAACCAAAGTGGCAACAGATGAACCCATAATGACTTTTGAAAGGTCAAAAAACTTAAAGTAGGCAGCACTGCTCGTTGAGTTAGTCAGAGAGATTGAGTAAATCGATCCAGGCTCAGAAGTTACGTTAACGATCGCTGTATTATTACAAACTGTTTCACGGACTATCTTATAGTCAAACGCATCTTCAAATTTTGTAATCGACGTGGCCATTTACTACTTCATTTTTGGCATGGTTGTTTGTGGTCCAGAACCAACACTAACAGAACCACCACCACTTTTCTTCAAATCTGGAATAGTTGCGTCTGGAAGTTGTTGACGACTTCCACCAGGCTTCATCCCTGTGGTTGGCTTGGCTGCTTCAATTTTAACAGTTTTAAGCATCAAAACAGCTTTTTGAGCACTCGAAAGGTTTTTACCACCTTCAGTCGAATTAATCATAGCGAGCTTTTGTTCTTGTTCAGGCGTCAATCCAGCCATTTTGATATCCTATTCTTCAGATGTTGAGGTTACAGATTTCTTTTCGGCTGCATCTACATATCCCTGACCAAAAATGTAAGAAACAATTACAGCCGCAGAAAGCTGCAAGGCTTCTCCAAGTTCAATGTCTTGACCAATGTAGGCAAGGATCGGAGGAAACAACGCCCCACAAAAAGCCGCAATAAACTTACGAGATGAGAGTTTAGTTTTCAAAGTATCCATGGTGTCTCCTTAAATATTTATACAACCTATAGAACGTCACTACAAATACCAAATGCGTGATCACTGCTACCGCCAATATCATCAACAACCTTAGTCCACGCTTCGCCATTATTTGTAGATCTCCAAATATCCCCTTCACGGGCAGCGATTAACCATGTACCGGCACCATCGGTATCAATGTCCTCGGCACGGTTTGACGCACTGTTCATGTCGAGCGTAACCATGCTTATGTTCGACACTGTTTTGCCATCTACATCAAAATAGGACAGATACCGATCTTTGCATGTAATGTGGCACACGCGACCGTTGTGCGATGCAATAACAACCGTTTCATCAAAGGTGTTGGACGGGTTTCTCGTCGATGTGTTTGCTGTGTACTCTCCTGACCAATCCGTCAGATCAGAGTCCGCACAACTGCGAATTCTCAGTTCACCTAAACGCCCGCAAATCAGAACCCATGACGAATTTGTGTAGGTTAGGCATCGGGCGGCTGTCGGTGTATCGGTAGAGAAGGGCGTACTAACTGACCAGTTAGCGCCATAATCTGTACTGGTGTAAATTCTCTCGTCTTGAGCGCACATCACCACACCATTTCCGAATGCCATGGCCTGTATTCCCCGTTGGTCATCGTGCCCGCTAAGACCGTCAAAGGATACGTTGGTCCAGTTCGCTGCGCCGTCAGTTGACCTGT